TGGCCTGTGTCACATCGGCCGAATGAACAATGCGCGCGACACCGATCTGATGCCGCTGTCGGTGGTGTACGCGTTGGAATGCGAGTGCGGCATCCCCGTCGTGACACAGGCCATGGCGGAACTAAGCGGCCGCCGGCTGACGGACCCGGAAAGCACCTACAATGCCAACGTCAATGTGCTCACGTCATATTCCGACGTGATGCAGAAGGCGGCTGCGCTCATGTCCGCCGGTGCGACGGCAATGGCTGATGGTCTCGTCACACCCGCCGAGGCGCACGGCATGGATCGCGAGGCGGCCGCAATCGAGCGGGCGCTCCCTCCGTTCCGGCAGGCGCTTGCCGTCATCAAGGCGGCCGGCGGCTCGAAGGCTGAATTAAAAGTGGTCGGAGAATGACGGCGATGGAACCCGGCCTCGGAAGATTGGGTCGCCGCCTCTTGTACCGCGTAAGGCTCCACGCCCGGCAGAACAGCCGGGCGTATCCGCTTTCGCTAGCCGGCGACAGGCTGGGCGCAGCCGTCGCGATTGCCGGCGGATATCTCGAAACCGCACCTGGAGACCGTCACTTCGTGACCATCACGGCCAAGGGCGAAGCTTTTCTCGACAAACTCATGAGGGCTGAGTGATGGATACGATGTCTCCACATGCCATCGATGCGCGCGCGATAGCGGCGCTTGATTTCCCCGATCTGCCGCGTGCCGATGTTCCCGACTGGATGCCGGAAACGCGTCTGGTCGATCCGGTTAGCCTGGTCGTTGACGAGAAATACCAGCGCGGTCTTTCGGATCGCTCGATCCGCCTTATCCGCAAGATCGTTTCGGAGTGGAGTTGGCTCGCTTTTAAGCCGCCAATCGTCGTCGAAGTCGGCGAACGGCTCCACGTGATTGACGGCCAGCACACGGCGATCGGCGCCGTGACACATGGAGGGATTGACGATCTGCTTCAGATCCAGCGTCACCGCATCGGTCAGCTTGAAGAGCGCATTCGCCAGCTCGAAGAGGCGTTGATGCCCGCCTCGGTGCGCATTCCCATCGAATACGGGCTGACAGCGACCGAGGCCCGCGTCTTCTCTCATCTCGCCAGCCGCGAGTTCGGCACGCGCCAATCGATCATGCTCGCGCTCTACAGCGATCGGATCGAGGAGCCGGAAGAAAAGATCGTGGACGTTTTCGTGTGCAAACTGCGGCGCAAGCTCAACCGTTTCGGTGTCCGGATCGAAACCATTTGGGGGCAGGGCTGGCGTTTGGCTTCGCGCGAGGTGGCGGCATGAAGCTGAGCGACAAAGCAAACGAAATGCTGCGCCGGGCTGTTGCAGATGGCGTTATTGATTGCCCGGAACCGCGCGACGTGCTGTCCGCCAACCGATTGAACGGCCGTCAGCTCCTGTCGAGAGACCCGAAGGTCGGCACGCGCTATTACCCGACCGACAAGGCACGGGACTATGTCACTCTGCTCGACGAGCTGGGGGAGACAGATGATACGCCGGAAGCTCACGCCTCCGCTGTCATTTCGATCGTCAATGCGGACGCGTCTGGCCTCGTACAGGTCGTTGATCGCGCTCGCAAGCTCCTCGACGAAGGCGATGCCATGGCTGCGCGGCTGTTGGCGTCGGCCGCCTATGACGAGGCGAAGGCAGGAGCGCAGTTCGCGGCCCGTGTCGGTGCCAAAGATCGGCTCGTGCAGAAGGCGCGGCGCCTGCAGGCCGAAGCGCTGCTGATCGAGGCGCGCGCCAAGATCCTGCTTGCGCAAGAATGGGATCGCGCTGTCGCCGACGGAAAGACCCTCAAGGGTCGCCCGAAAAGCGTTCCAGACGAGAACGCTTTTACGGCGGAGGAGGCGGGGCTCACCCGCAAGGAAATTCACGAGGCGCGCAAGCTGGCCGATGCCGAGCGGAAAGCGCCCGGCCTCGTCGAGCGGGCTATTCAGGCTCGTGTCGCGGCAGGACTCGAGCCATCGCGTGCCAACCTCAGGGCGGCGGTCGGAACCGCGACGGCGACGAAGGAAGAGCGGGGCCAAAATCTCTACGAAACGCCACCGGAGGCGATGCACACGCTGCTCGCGCTTGAAACCTTCACCGCGACCGTGTGGGAGCCGTCCTGCGGCAAGGGTGCGATCGCGCGCATGCTGGAGGCGGCAAGCTATGGCGTCGTTCTGTCCGATCTCGTCGACTATGGGACGGCGGACAGCTTCGGGGAGGTGCAAAGGCAGGTCGATTTCCTGACGACGGAAGGGGACCCGGGAGGCGCGAGCAGCTACGACATCGTCACCAACCCGCCTTACGGACAAGTGCTGAACGCCTACGTGGCGCATGCGCTGCGCGTCCACAAGCCGCGCAAGATGGCGCTGCTGCTCAACCTCAATTTCGTCTGCGGCTTCGACGACGAGGACCGCAATTTCGCAATGGACGGGAACCCGCCGGCGCGGATCTATGTCTTCACCCGTCGCCTGCCGATGATGCACCGCGATGGCTGGGATGGCCCCGAGTCCTCCAGCCGAATGAATACCGCGTGGTTCGTTTGGGAGCTGCAAGAGGACGGCACTTATGGCCGCAGCGGTTCCAGGTTGATCCGTGTCGACTGGAAGGACCACCTGCCACCGGCGGGAAGCGAGGTGTCGTGAGCGGAATGCTTCCCCTTGTCGATATCTTAGCGGACCTCCTGACGCATGCCGAGCGGGCGGAGTGGCTGAAGCGCGTGCCTGACGGCGTGGTGTTTCGCGACCATATGGATATCCGCAAGGTGCTTCAGGCGGCCGGCTTTGGCGCTGGCGTCGCCTATCTCGATGCGCGGCTCGCAGCCGTGAACTCTGTGCGGCAGCCGGACGGGGCCCTGCCACAGACGCGCATTCTTGCGCTGAACATAACCCAAATCGATCTGAACATAGCTGCGCGGGCGGGCGCAACAGGGGCTTTATGACTATGACTGGGAATTCCTTGAGGGTGTTAATCGGCTGCGAAACATCGGGACGCATGCGGCGCGCCTTTGCCGAGTTGGGACACGACGTCTGGTCATGCGACCTACTTGCGTCCGTTGATGGCAGTAACCGGCATATCATCGGTGATGTGCGCGACCTGCTCGGTGATGGCTGGGACCTGCTGGCTGTAATGCATCCGCCTTGCACGCGGCTCTGCAACTCAGGCGTCCGTTGGCTTACGCGGCCTCCTGTGGGCCGAACGCTCGAAGAAATGTGGGCAGATCTCGATGAGGGCGCGGCGTTGTTCTCCGATTGCTGGAATGCGCCGATCGAGCGTATTGCCATCGAGAACCCTGTTATGCACCGGCATGCCAAGGAGCGCATACGCAACTACCAGCCGCCGGCACAGACCGTGCAGCCGTGGTGGTTTGGCGACGAGGCACTGAAGGCGACGAGCTTCTATCTCAAGGGCCTTCCGAAGCTGGTCCCGACCAACAAGCTGACGCCGCCGCCGGCCGGAACCATCGAGCGCAACAGATGGGCGCGGGTGCATCGAGCACCACCGTCTGCCGATCGTTGGAAGCTGCGATCAGAGACATATCCAGGTATCGCAGCTGCGGCAGCCATGCAGTGGGGCGGATATGCTCTGCGGGAGGTGGCGGCGTGAGCAACCCGCGCTTCTCCATCATCCCTGCATGGATCGTCACAGACAGCCGATTGAAGGGCAGCGACCTTAAGGTCCTTTGCTTGTTGGGCACTCATACCAACAAGGAAGGCTGGTGCCGTCGCAGCCAGGTCAAGATGGCCGAGCAACTCGGCTGTGGGCGTTCGACTGTGCAGGACTCCCTCAATCGTCTCGCTGACATCGGCGCGGTCGAAAAGCGCAAGGTCGACAGTGCGGACGGTCGCGACAGCGCGCATTGGTATCGCGTCATCCTCGATCGCGCGGTTTCCAGCAATGCATTTGGTGCATGGGACGCGGACGACGAAGAGGAATTCGGTCCTATTTCCGAGCACTCCGTTGCGGCGCCCCCTGCCGGTATACCGGCACCCCCTGCCGGTCCTGAGGCGGCACCCCCTGCCGGTTCTGGACCGGCACCTATTAACGACAGTTCTCTAACTTCCAATTCTAACGAAGAAGAGAGAGAGCGCGATCGCGATGATGAAGGGGAAGAAAATCCCAAGGCGCTGGAAAAGCGATTCCGGAAGTGGTGGTCGACATGGCCAACTTATGCAACCGACACGGAAGCCACGACGCGCCGCGCCTGGCTAGATCTGAGGCCAGACCAGCGGAAGGCCTGTGAGGAACGCACTGCCGATTACCTCGCCGCGGCGAAGACTGCAGGCCGGAAGTTCTCGAAAGCAGCAGCGACCTATCTTTCGGAGCGCGCTTGGGAGCGATTGGGCGAAAGAACCGGCGCCACGGCTTCGGCCAACGCTCCAGAGCCCTACACAGCGTATTCCAGGGCGGGGCGTGCACTGCTGCTGGCTGAGCTGCTGAAGCCTGAGCGCTACCTGACGCTCAATCCGATCGAGCAGAAGATCATCGATGACAAGCCGGAGAAGCGCGACCTGATCTGGCGCGACAAGCGCGAAAAACAGGGATGGCCCGAGGCCTCTAAGCTGATTGACACGACGATGCAGCGCAAGCGCTTCAGCGTCCCTGCTCGAATCGTGGCGATCGGCCAGAGCTTCGACAAGGTGAAGGTCGGCGGTGAAGTCTGGCAGGCCTGGCAGCGCCTGCACCATCGGCGTTGCTGGCCATGGCTGCCGGCTCCCGATGGGTTGGAATGGATGCAGTTCCCGCGTCTGCCAGATGCAATCGAGGATCTGGACGAGGCGTGCGACCTAGCACTGAGCGAATTTGAGACGGCACTGAGAGAGGGCAGGGACAATGATCATGCAGCGTAAAATCACCATGGCCGAGAAGGTCGACATGAACCGTCTGATGCCGGCGCTGGAGCAGATCATCAGTCTGCGCCGAATCAACGCGACGATGCTTTCGATGGCTTCGAGGGCGAACGTTGCGCGAATCACCTCTTCAGAGCACGTGAAATCGCACTGGTATTGCCTGCGGGTAATGACTGGTCGCGAGTTCGCTGTGGAAAAACTGCTCGATGCGGCCGATGTTGAAAGCCTCGTCGTTCGCTCGAACGCCTACAAGACGGTCAAGCGTGGGCGGGTTCGCATGGTCCCGGAAAGGCCTGTCATTGCGGGATATGTGCTCGTCCATTGTGTCGCATCGGCTGCTGCAATGGCTGGATTGCTGTCCGTCAAGGACGTGATCGAGGTTGTTGGCGGCGCGGAAACTCCATATCGTGCCGATGCGGATTCCATCGCTCGATTCAAGGCGATGGCAGCGCAGGGGAAATACGATCACAAGGTCAAGACGAAGATCGATTTCCTGCCAGAGGAGATCGTCCGTGTCTGCGATGGGCCGTTCGCTTCGTTCAACGGGTTTGTCGTGTCGGTCGACTTCGACGCGTGCCGAGTGACGGTCGAAGTTGATATTTTCGGACGCAAGACGCCGGTCGAACTGGATCTTGCGCAGATAGAAAAAATCTGACTACAAATTGCCTCGGACGATCTGAGATCCCAGCGTGGGCCCAAACAGTCGATGGCTCGATCATCGGCGAATGAAGCGAAGGCTTCAGGGTTGCTTACCGGTCAGACCCCGCCTTGAAAGCCTCGAAGATGAGGCGCTGATTCAGGGCAAGTGCTACTGCTATGAGATGGGCGACCTTCGGGTCGCCTTTTTGCTTCTAGGGTTATGAGCTGTCGTGCTGGGCTCATGAAATCCAGACTGGGAGATCGCAATGGGTATCCGTTGCAAGATGACGTTGGAAAACGTCTATGCGAATGCATGGGGTGGGTCGAAGGCAATCTTCCGCTGCACCTATGACAAGGCAGTAGCTGAGGACCTTTCCTTCTCGAAAGCGACGCCGAGTGGGTTTGCCGAATACAATATCGACAATCCTGCTGCCGCTGCGCAGCTGGTGATCGGCAAACAATACTACGTCGACTTTACTCCGGTGGAATGAGTTTAAAGGCGGCCTTCGGGTCGCCTTTTCTATGCAAAGGGTATGGCGTTCCATCATCCAACCAATGGAGGCGGCCATGACCTCGCCGCTGTAATGGCGGTATCTCCGGGAGCCAGCACGTGACAGCAGAGCTTCGTTTCGATGCAAGCGAGATCCTCAATCTGTCACGTGCAATCCGGGCTCTACCCGAGAACATCAAGACGAAAGCCTTAGCCAGTGCCATGCGACGAATGCGCGAGATGGCTCGCAGCCGCATCGTCAAACGCGCTGCTGAACATACAAGGCTGCCCCAGGGCGTGGTGCGAAAGGCGACGACAGCGCGCTTCAATGCCGGTGGCAATACGCAGGACGTGATTGTCAAATCGGGATGGGTGCCGCTTTACAAGCTCGGGGCAACACAGACATCTCGCGGTGTCCGAGTTCGGGCCCGAGGCTCATATGCCCACGCCTTCCTTGCTGAAATGGACAGCGGGCATAGGGCTGTGGCCATGAGGGTTTCAGACAAGCGCCTGCCAATCCGTGAACTGTTTGGCCCTAACCCTGCGCATGCCATTACGAACAATCCAGACGTCTACCTCGATGTGCTGGCCGAGATCATACAGGAGCATCTTGCTCCTCGCGTGCTGCACGAACTTGATCGACTCCTCCCTCGGTGAGGGCAGGTCGGGCGGGTCAACCCCCTCGGGCGACCCATGACCCCCCACCCCCTCATGGGTCCTCCCTCGGGCCTACCCCTAAGCGGGCCGGGACGACCCCGAAATTTCGCTAGTCACGGCGATCAAAAAACTGACCTGACTCACCTGACTCGAAGGCTGACGACCTGACTCCGATGGCAACCGACGCACAACAGAACCTCCTTTCGGTCGACGGTGGGGTATGGATCACGGTGGCCGAACTCGCCCGCCGAAAGGGAGTTAGCAAGCAGACGGCAGCCGAAAAGGTGAACCGCCTTGAGGACGAAGGCAGGATCACGACCCGCCGAGAAGGACGGCGCCGCCTGGTCGAGCTGGCGACCTATGACCGCGCGATCGGCGCCGTCGGGGATGTGGCGAAGGAAATCGGTGCCGAAACTAAGCGCGACGAGGGCGCGCCGGAAGCGAATTCCGGCTATCGCGACGCCCAGACAGAGCGCGCGAAATACGATGCCCAGCTGAAGGCATTGGACCTCGCCGAACGGCAGGGCCAGCTCATCCCGCTCCGGGGCGAGCACGGGCTTGAGACTGCTCTTGTCCGAGTGACGGAAGCGCTGCTGCGGGACCTCGGTGCGCCCTTGAACTGGGTGTCTGAAATCCTCGAAGCATCGAGGGAAGGGGAGCCGGCCTTGCGGCGGGTTCTCAGAAACAAGGTTCGCGAGCAGCGGACGGCGATGGCACAGACGTTGGCCAAACTGGCTGGTGAGGCGGCCGAGGCCGAAAAGGCCGGGCTGCAGGTCGACTTCATGTTCGGGGAAGGCGTGTGAGAGTTACGCTGAAACGGTCTGCACTCGCGGTGATCGCTACGGCGCTTGCTGCGGCGATCATGCCGGCGGAGCAAGTGACCGCGGTTGACTACGCCCGCGCCAGCATGGTCGTGCCGGATGGCCCGAAGGCCGGAGAATTGTGGGACGACAGCCTCACGCCTTACATCGTCGAGCCCCTGCAGTTCACGATGACGGAAAGCGGCGTCAACGAGATTGCCGTTCGCAAGTCCGCGCAGACTGGCTTCACAACGCTTCTGTTGGCCGCAGCCGCCTATCACATTGGGCAAGATCCTTGTCGCATGATGATCGTGCAGCCGACGACCGGCGCGCTCTCGGAGTTCAACCGGGAGAAGCTGACGATCATGCTGCAAAGCTCGCCGGCGCTGCGCAAGCTCGTTCGCGACCAGACCAGCCGCAGCGGCGAAGGTTCGACCGCGCAGGCGAAGCGCTTCCCCGGCGGATCGCTCAAGCTCGCAATCGCCAGCTCGGCTGCGGATCTCCGTTCGTCGACGATCAAGAAGGCCTTCCTCGACGAGGTCAACGAGTACCCCGACGACCTCGACGGGCAAGGCGATCCGATCGGGATGGTCAAGGCGCGCCAGACATCGTTCCTGATGTCGGGCGAATGGTTGCGGGTGTATATCTCGACGCCTACGATCAAGGGTGCGTCGAAGATCGACGACTATTTCGAAGCCGGAGACCAGCGCTACTGGCACATGCCGTGCCCTGGCTGCGGTGAGCGCTTCAAGTTCGTCTTTGACCGGAAATATTTTCGGTTCAACGACACGTTCCCCTACGAGCCTCACTACGCCACGCCGTGCTGCGGCTCGATCATCGAGCCGCATGAGAAGGTCGGGTTGATGAAGAAGGGCTGTTGGGTCGCGGAAAGCCCGCGACCGGGCGCTTACCCTTCTTACCATTTTGACGCGCTGTCTTCGCCGTTTGTGCCCTGGCACGAGATCGCGGCCGAGTTCTGTCAGTGTAAGGACGATCCTCAGAAGCTGAAGACGTTCTACAACCTGGTGCTTGGTCTGCCTTACGACATGAAGGGCGATGCGCCGGACCATATCAGGCTGATGGAGCGTCGCGATCCCGAGCTGCAACGGGGCCGCATTCCGGCGCTTGGCCTGGTGCTTGTCGGTACCGCTGACGTGCAGTTGAACGGCATCTACTACGTCTTCAAGGCTTTCGGGCCCGATCGCCAATCCTGGCGCGTCGATGCCGGCTTTATCGAAGGCGCGACGGACGACCCGCATGCCGGAGCGTTTCTCAAACTCGAAGAACTGCGCACGAAGCAATGGCCCGATGCCTTCGGTCGTTATCGTGCGGTCGACGCCTTCGGAATCGACTCGGGCTACCGCTCGCACGTAGTCTACACCTGGGCGCGCGGCAAGGCGGCAACCTTCGCCTTGAAGGGCCTCGATGGATGGCAGCGGCCGGCGATCGGTCAGCCGTCCCCGGTCGAAATCAACTTCAACGGTCAGCGCATCCGGAACGGCGTCATGGTCTGGGGTGTTGGCACCTGGTCTTTGAAAGGTGCCTTCTACGCCAACCTTCACAAGGCCGGCCGCGCCGCTGGACAAGACTTCGATCCGCCCGGCTACTGCCACTTCGGCGGTTGGATGGACGAGGTATATTTCCGTCAGATCACGTCGGAATATCTCGGTACCGAGAAATTCAAGGGCCGGACCCGCCGCGTCTGGACGGTTCGAAACGGCGAGCAAAACCATTTTCTCGACTGTGAAGTCTATGGCGATGCTCTCGGCGATTATTTGGGCATATCCAGAATGATGCCCGACGAGTGGCGGCAGCTCGCATCGATGCGCGGGCTGCCTGATGCGGCCGTAGATCCGGATCTTTTCGCTCCTGCACCGTTGGTGATCTCGCAGCAGGCAGCAATGCAGAAGTCACCGCAGCCTATCGAAAGCTATGCCCAGCCGCCCCCAGATGAGGACGGCGGCTGGTATTCCTCCGATGAAACCTCCTCCTTCTGGGATCGCTGAACATGGCGTGGACGCAAGCAGACCTGGACACAATCAATTCGGCGATCGCCACCGGCGCCAAGCGGGTTCGGTTCCAGACGCATGAAGTCGAATACCAGAGCTTGAAGGACATGCTGATTGCCCGCGATCTGATCAAGACAGAGGTCGACGGCGCCGACGATCGTGGCGGCGCGATCTTTGTGGATTATCGGGGCGGCTACTGATGAATGTCCTCGATAAGGTCATATCGTTTTTTGATCCGATCTCGGGCGTCAATCGTGCCGCAGCTCGTCAATTGCTGCGATCGGCTGAAAAGCGCGACTACTCGGCTGCCCAGTTTGGCCGGCGCAACAAGGCGTGGCGCGGTCGCGGCACGTCTGCAACGACCGAGGTGGGAGGTGCGCTCACCACCTTGCGCGATCGTGCTCGCGATTTCGTGCGCAACGGCTGGGCCGGCCAGCGGATCCTCGATGTGCTGACCTCGCATGTGATCGGCACTGGCATTGTGACGGTGCCGAATACCGGCTCCGATCGCGACGACAACCGATATCGCTTGCTCCGCGAGGAGTGGGAGGAGCGGTCGGACATAGAGAACGTGCTGAACTATGGCGGACAGCAAGCCCTCCAGCTTCGATCGATGGTCGAGGGCGGCGACAGCGTTATGCGCATGTTGCCGATCAAGCTGGAAGATGCCGGCTCCAGCGTTCCATTCAGGCTTCAGGGTCTCGAAGGCGATCTGATCGATACCTCGCGCGACAGTCTGCTGGGCAAGGACAACAATGTCCGCCTTGGCGTGCAGCTAGGACAGTGGAACGCCAGAGAGGGTCTCTACCTTCACGCTACACATCCGGGTGACGGCGGCTTTGCGTTTGGTAGCGAGGGATCGAAACTCGTCGAATGGAAGGATCTCTGCCATCTCTACCGCCCGCTTCGGCTCGGCCAATTGCGTGGGATATCGTGGTTCGCTCCGATCCTTTTGAACGCGAAGGAAATCCAAGACCTAATGGAGGCGGCAATCGTCCAGCAAAGGACGCAGGCGAGCTTCGCCGGCTTCCTGAAAAGGGCACCGGGTGCAGCAAACCCGCTGGTGACTAAAAAGGAAGAGGACGGGACGAAGGTCACGCGCATCGAGCCCGGACAGATTCAGGACATCGGCGAATCCGACATCGTGTTTGCAAACCCATCGTCGCAGTCCGTCTTTGGCGAGGCATACAAGGCCGGTCTCTGGGCAATGGCTGCGGGAGCGGGCATCACCTACGACCAGCTGACCGGCGATCTTACGCAGGCAAATTACTCGTCGCTTCGGGCCGGAAAGATCGAGTTCCGACGTTTGGTCGAACAGATCCAGTGGCAAGTGTTTGTACCAATGGTCTGCACGAAGGTTGACCGTCGGTTCGAGGAGCTGGCCGTGATGGCGGGACGCCTCCGACCACGGAAAGACGGCTACCGCATTGATCATATCATGCCGGCCGTTGAGCCGATCGACCCGAAGAAGGATCTGGAGGCGGACATCCTTGCCGTTCGGGCGGGTCGCATGTCGCCTCAGACATTCATTTCCGCCTGGGGACATGATTGGCGAAAAGTTGTCACCGACTTCGATGCCTTCTTCAGGTTCGCTGATGCGAACAATGTACCCCTCGACATCGACCCACGGCGGCCGGCGAACGGCGCCAGAACCAACGCCGCGCCGCCGGCGGAAGGAGCGCAGAATGACTAACATCATCCGCCTGCCTCAGCTCAGCCGCAATGCGGAGGTGAGGGCCGCATCGTTCAACGAAGCTGACAACACGATCGATGTCGTGTGGACGACAGGGGCGGCGGTTCGCCGTGTCAACTGGATCGATGGAGAGTTCGACGAAGAGCTTGTTGTTTCGCCGTCAGCGATCCGCCTTGATCGTCTCAATGCTGGCGCTCCTTTCCTCGACACGCACGGCACATGGAGCCTTGCTGATGTCATCGGCTCAGTCGTCAAGGGCTCCGCTCGTATCGAGGGCGGCATTGGCGTCGCCAAGATCAGGCTTTCCACCGCAGCCGATGCGATCGACCGCGTGGCGAAAATCAAGGAAGGCAGTGTCACCAACATCTCGGTCGGCTACCGCATCCATGCGGTCGAAAAGACCGAGCGCGAAGGCCGCACGCCGGTGCATCGGGTGATCGACTGGGAGCCGTGGGAAATCTCGGCGGTCCCCATCCCGGCTGACCCCGGCGCCCAGATCCGAAGCGGCAAAGACGAGGGCGCTCTTTTTGCCTGCCGGGTCGATCCGGATCTTTCTACCACCAACAGAATTCGTCGCATGCGCATGGAGATGCAGATGCGGCAACAGGAATTGGCAGGCTAGCGCAGGCTACCGCATGCCATAAACCGCCACGGCGGTCGCCCATCTGACGCCTCTGGGCAAGGCCCTTTCAAGGAAAACATCCATGAAGATGAAAAACGTACTGGCGGTAGCCTGCACGCTCGCTATCGCATTTGTGATGAGCTTCGGACTGGTCTCTGAAGCCTTTGCCGCAATGCCGCACGCTCCAGTTCACATCGCGACTTTGCTTGATGCGGTTCGCGAGTATGGCCCGAACCTCGCCATCCCGCTGGTTGTCATGCGTGCCAATCTTGCTGACCTGCAGAAACGGGCGACCGACAAGATCGCAGAGCTGAAGGACGATACGGCCCCGGACGCTGCTCGAACGATCCAGGCAGATCACAAGAAGCTGCTCGAAGAAATCGATGCGCTGCAGGGCGATATCCGTAAGGCCGAGCAGGAAGAGGCGAACGCCAACGGAACTGTCACGCCTCCGGCCAACCCGGCTGCTAACTCCGATGGCGCCCGTGCCGCCGACATCTACGACATCGGAACACGTGCTGGAATGACCAATGAAGCCATCCAGGCGGCCCTTCGCAATGGCACTGCGGTCGACGCCTTCCGCGCACAGGCCTTCGACCACATGACCGCACAGTCTGCCCGTACACCGACCAGCGGCGTTCATGTTGTTCGTGATGAGGCTGAGGCACGTCGGGCTGGTCTGACGACCGCTCTGGCATTCCGCCTCGGCGGCATTGATCAGCTCACCGGTGACCAGGCTTCTCAGGCTCGTGGCTTCATGGACAATCATGACGTCGTCGAGTTTGCTGCGGCTGCTATGGGCTACCGGGGCGCGATCCGCACGGTTCGCGAACGTGAGGAAATGCTGGTTCGTGCCTTCCATAGCACCAGCGACTTCCCCGCAATCTTCTCCAACGCGATCAACACTCTCCTGGAGCGTCGCTACGCACTCGCCCAGCCGACCTATCGCCGCATCGCTCGCCGCCGCGACTTTGCTGACTTCCGTCCCCACTATGCTGTTAACATCGGGGAATTCCCGATGCTCGAAAAGATGACGGAGTCGGGCGAGATCAAGTTCGGCACATTCGGCGAGAGCAAGGAGCAGATCGCCGTCGCGCCGTATGCCAAGGGCATTCGAGTCAGCCGTCAGATGATGGTGAACGACCGATTGAATGCCATTGGCGAGGTGCTTGGCGGTTACGGCAGGACGGTGGCACGCTTCGAGGAAATCACCTTCTACGCGATGATGCTGTCGGCGAACACGAAAC